TGAGACATTGCGTCCTGAGCATAGGTGTCTACCTTAAACAGTCTATCACTCATACCGTTGACAACGATATCAACAAACTTAGGTATAATAGGGACAGGTGTCCAATCAAGATTCAAGTAAGACAAGTCTCCATCTACCGCCAACTCGGTTTTGTATTTAGCAATAGACTGCTCGCCTCTTGCATATAATCTTAACCTATTAAAGTCTCTCCATTGGCTATAGTATCTACACGATTGTCCATCCTTTCTAAACCACTCATACTGAATGGCCTGTCCAATCTGTAATCCGAACTCTTCTGTTGCTTTCTCAGCGTCAGAAACAAATTGACTTGGAAATCCTGTAGATGAAATGTTTACTTTTACGTCCTTCATCTTCTAATTATTTCGCTTCTTGTACCGTTATTGGTATACCTTGCAAAGTTAATACTTATTTTCGACTCTTTTTTCTCAGGTAGATACGCCTGCTTTTGATTTGCCATAATAGCCAAACCTGAACTAATAGTGGCATCATACTTTGTTCTGTTACTAATATCAAACTTTGCCCAATCCTCAAGGGTTCTAGCGAATGGCATAAAGCCCATCTCTTCTGAATCCCTATAGGTACCCTCTATATCTAAGCCCACATACTTCTCTATATAAGATTCAATAGCTGAGGCGTGAGCCTGTTTGATATCCTCACTTGAGTTAGGTATCCCACCCAACTCTCTCTCTGTCTTAGAGAGCCTGTTATAATGTTTGTCAGGTCTGTTTATACTAAAACCTCTGTACCCCCTATTCTTAAAATGATATAGTAGCCTTGGCTTGTTGTTCTCTACAAGTATAGGCATACCATAAAAAATACAGGCCATAAGAACCTCCTCGAAGAATATCTCTGCGGTCTGTGGTCTAGCAACATACTCTAGAAAGAACTCATTAATAGGAGCGTCATCCATATTAAACTTTGTCATACCGTGAAGCGCTCCATTGGAACCACCGCCACCTACTGTACCTGATATATCATAGGAGTCACAACCGAAGGAGCCTAGATGGTCATTACCCGGGTATTTGATACCTCTCTTATCAAATACATTATTCTGCAAACCCTTCTTTGGTAACCAACTAACTAGGAACCTACCCCTCTTATCAGGAGCCCATACAACCTTGGAGTCAATGATTCCATTCTTCCAATGAAAACTCCCCCTAGTAAGGTGATGCTCAGTTATTAATGAGTCATTGTAGTCTATCTGCTGATATAACTTGGTTAGATTAAATAGTGACTGCTTGCTCTCGTCCCTAAATGCGTGTGACTCTGTACGAGGGAACTGACGATAGAACTCATTCAATGCGTCAGGGTCGTTCTTTAATGACTCTACCTCTGCCTCCCAATAGTCAATAGCACCATTATCAATCATCTCACCATCAACACCACGTATAGCCTTTGTAGGTTTTCTGAATACAGGCATACCATATATATCTATGAAGCCCTCCATATTCCATTCCATAGGAATAAATAAAGAATACATACCGCTCTTGGTCTGACCGTTAGCATTTCTCTTGCCTACATCAGAGTCATTATATAACTTCTTAAACTCTTCACCACCCTTTGCTAGAGCATTGGAGGTTGACCCCATCATACACTTACCTATAATCTTACTACCCAAACGTAGACACGTCTTTGTTACACGCCAATTATTTAATATGTTGTTTGGCTTTAGCCACTTACCGCTTTCATCGTGTACCAATAACAGAAGCTTCTCACCATCATAGCTGTTGTCATCTGTGTTCTTCCAATCTATTGTAGTGTCTAACCCCATCAGTTCATCGACAGTGGTGTCATACATATTCTTCTTTGTAATCTTTGCAGCAGGAATCCTAAAGGCTAGCTCAGTCTTCGGCTTATCCATACCATCCATAATAGGCTTGAAGAAGAATGGTAGCCTACTGTTAATAGGTACAACCTTATCTGTAAACATTTTCTTAGCATCTGCACCCGTCTTAGATAGTATACCAACCCTAGAATCTTTTGCTAATGTACCTGTATTCACACACTCTGATGAGCTCATAAATGAAAAGCCTGAACGTCTTATCTTTAGATAGTCCATACCAAAGCTTCGCTTGTCTGCCTTACACGCCTCCCAATATATATATAGAATTCTATTAGCCTCCCGGTAGTCAGGGTATCCAACATCAATACTTGTCCACTGAAGATACATATAGTGAGCACCTGTAACATATGTGGGGATTCCGTTATTCATAAACCAATATCCTAGCTCACGCTTATCAAACTCACCCTCTATGTAATCTACCCACAGGTTCTTAAAGTCTGTAGGCTTTTCGTTCCATTGGAATATAGATGTAATTCTCTCTAAGGGTTTAGGTATAGCATTTCTCTGCCAATACTGCTCAGATGAGGTCTTGCTTCTTTTATAAACATCCTTAGGTGATGCGGGTAGTGCCACCACTAGACCTTTGATATTTATAATATCTCCAATCATACCTGTCTTAGAGATGATTACCATATCATACTTAGGGTCATAGCCATACAACCAACTCTTATTTCTATTCTTGTTGGTTATAACATTAGAAGGAACATATCCTTCTAACACCTTACATAAACTATCTTGACCTTCTTTCTGCAAATCCTTGTTTTGTGTCTACCTTAGATGGGCCCTTGTCGGCTATATCTATATCAGCTCGCTCACTCTCAATCTTTGTAAGTATCTCGAATGCATCGAATATAGCTAATTTTTTTGTAGCTGCAGCATTCTTTAATCTGTCTGCCGCTAGCTCATCTTCGGGGTCTATCTTTATTATATCCTCCTTAGCTACCTTTATAAGCTGTTCAACAGCCTTCATAGCGGCATCTATAATCCTAAGCTTTATGTCCTTGTTGTCCATTATATCTTTATTGTTATCTGATGGTCATACATCCTATATAGCTTCTCACCGTCTACCTCAAACTCATACTCGCTATCAGGCTTGAAGCACACCATATCTCCACTAGATATACCCTTAGACTTTAGATAGTCATTAGGATACTTCATAGTACCTACCAAGGGCTCTTCACTAAAGGGTTTAAATATATATGACTCTGATTTAGGAACGGGCTTTACAAAGCAGTATCTGTCATATGAGTACCACTCACCGTCTTGCTTATACATAAAGAACTGCTCCTCATCTATAAAGAACAGGTCATCCTTAAAGAAGCTCTTTCCGCTTTGCTGTCTACCCTTCATATCGTTATAGAACTTGAATACGTTATGATGAACTAGGAGTGTGTCTCCGTTCCTTATCGGGCCTTCATATCCTAAAGGTGTCTCTACAACCTCAGCATATCTATTGGATACCTTATGGTCCTCCTCTGATGTGCTAGTAATAAAATCAATACCGCCAATAGACTTGACGTTATCATATCTCCTTCCGTTGTATGGTCTAGTTATAAAATAAAATGGTGACTTCATAGTGGGCTATGAGCCGCAACCAATGCAATCTATATGCGTATCTGTTGGTTTGACTCCTGTTAATTTCATTTGAATGTTATGAATCGCATCTGCGATTTCTAATTTATTTGTAAAGTCTGTTGCTGTCTCCTTTTTTTCTAGGAGTAGAGCTAGCTCCTGCTGAAGCTCTAATCTTTTTTGTTCGCTCAATACTAAAAGTTTATGTTGTACTCAATAGATACAGGCATTGTATTTGTGAAGCTCTTCCACAACACTACCTCATCATCCTTCTCAATCCAAATCTTTATACTACCATCCTTCTTGTCGTGACGTATAAGGTGTATAGTATACTGATTGTTTAGCACGTTCTGACCTACAAGATAATGCATTGCACCACCCTTGTAGTCAGGACCTATCGCTATCTTTCTGATATCCATCTATGCTTTTATATCTCCGTACAGGTACCAAGTGTCTATGGCTGTCTTTACAACAGTGGCTACTGAATACTGATGAGACAACCTATCGTGGCCTTGGGCTGACTGAAGTGTAACACCCAACGTTCCCACTACGGTAACAGTACCCGAACCCTCTTGAATTATGGTTATCTTAGTCCCTATAGCGAATGCTGCACCTGAGTTTGTAGGTATCCTTACATCAGTTGCACTTGAAGTGTTTGTGATAACAACACCATTCTTGTCAGCAAGAATAATATTTGTGGTCGTAGCTGTACTTGTTCGTACTGTTGTAGGTAAATCATCTTGCCAAGTTAGTTTACCGCTTGCATTTGAAACAAGAATCTGACCGTCACCACCTAAAGTGTTTGTGGAATCCTTTACCGCTGCCTGTACATAAATTGATGAGTTTGCATCAAAAGTAAACTGACCTGTTTCAAACAGATAGTTTCCTATGTGAGTGACATCTCCTGTAATGTCTTGGTCTCCTGTCTGAGTAATGCTACCCGTTAGGTTGATGTCTTGAGTTGCAGTGTTACCAATGTTTAATACCTGCTGAAGGTTTTGATTTGTAAGTCCTGAACCAAAAACAAGCTGACCACTTGCGTTACAAACAAGAGTCTCACCGTTAGTACCAAGAGCACCATTGAAGTCTCTTACTGTACCTCCCAAGCTTAACGCTCCTCCTGTTATACTGAAGTTACCTGTCTGAGTAATGTCTCCTGTAAGTGTTATACTCTGAGTAGCTGTGTTACCTGAATCAAGTACATTCTGCAATGTAATATTATCTTGGAACAATGCTAAAAGGTCACTAATCAAAAAGTTCTTAGTAACGTTTACAGGTGTTCCTGCTACCTCAGTTCCAATAAATTTATCCGATAGTGTTACCGGACTTGCGTTTGTGTATGTACTTATCTTACCCATCTTTATTTTTTGTTTTCAGTAACCTCTCCTGTCTGAACATTTATAACGGAGTCGGCTCCATATTTATCTATAAGCTTCTGCTCGTGCTTACCGAAGTCCTGCTTCAAGACATCTATAGTCTTTAGAAGTTGGTGCTTGTTAAGCTCTAAATCTGCTAAGGCAAGTTTTGCCTTTTGAAACTCACCCTGCATCTCACGGATGGTCTCTAATTCTTTTTCATTAAGTTTCATTGTATTAGATTTTATTTGCTACAAAGATAGGAATTATTTCTTTCTTGTCTTCTCAATGGTTCTACCGCCAAAATATGCGGCTATAACCGTAAGTAACAATATCTCTAGTAGGCTCACCCAATTATCTTCTACCTTAAAGTCAAGCTGTCCTGCATCAATAAATATTAACAGCATCGTGTTGAAAATTAAGAACATCAATACCAATGGTCTAACGTTCTTTGACAGCCAAGAGTCAGAACCCATATCTGACTTCCACCTCTCGGTGACGTTCTTCTGCATATCAGCCTCAGCATTGATAAGTATCTCTGCCATCTCCTTTTCAAACTGAGCCTTCTCATCTTTGGTTCTTATGAACTTGTCTACAACCCCTCCGACCTGCTCAACAACCCCCGAACCCTTTCCAAATAGTCTTGCTAATATTTCTTTCATTAGTTCTCGATTTTATTTATCATTTCAATGTGAGCCTTTGAGATGCGGTCTCTGCCTTCCTCACTAAGAAGTAGCGTCTTGCACTCTCTCTCGTTTGTCATAAAGAAGTTCTCAGATAGTATAGCAGGCATTGCTGTGTGTATAAGCACATAGAAGTTTGACTCCTTGTCCACATCACCATCCCTTGTATCCTTACGCATCTTGTAGTTAGGAAACTCTTTCTTGGTCTCCTCATACAACACTGTTGCTATATGGTCTGACTGAGTTTCTCCCGGAGATGTATATACCTCCCAACCATTTGCCGACTCATCACTGAATCCATTTGCGTGTACGCTAACATATATACAGGGCTTGTCTGACTCACGATAAACCTCATTAGCCATCTTGACTCTCGTAGATAGAGATACATCCTCATTGGTGTCTACTAAGTTTATATAATCAATGTTATTCTTATCGCAGTATGCTGCAATCCTGTCTACAATAGCACGATTGAACTCACCCTCAAAGAGCTGAGTACCATCTGCCCAAATAGGACTACGCTTTCCGGGTGTCTGATAGACACCATCAATAATTCCACCGTGACCATTATCAAGAATCCAAATGTACTTTGAATCACTCTTGATTTCTTGGTGACAGCATCTACATACCTTTGCCATAATCTATTGAAGTTCATAGAGACGGTCATCCATTATTTGAAGTTGTCCCTTTATTTCTGTGATTTCCTCCTTAATGAACTGAAGCTCATTTGAGGTTTTTATTACCGCCTCCTTAACCTCTCGGTCCTGAACGGGTAGTTGTTTAGCTTCTTCGATTTGAGACTGAAGGGAGAAGTACATACTTACAAAGGTTGTGACTAGACCCAAAATAAAAATAAAATTCTTTGGGGTTAATTTAATCTTTGTGCTCTCACTTATTGTCTCCATCGCTAACTATTTCATAATTTATTTTAACATCCACCGATGAGGTAGAATAAAATATTACCACAACGCAACAATGTTTGTAGCTGTTGTACCTGTAGAAAATACTTTTAATACTTGAACCGGAATAAAGCTACCCGCAAGGATACCTGTGAATACAACATCATCACCACCTGCAGTGGTAACCTTAACGTCACCTGCTACACCAACGTATAGAACGCAACCATTGTTGCCTTTACCGTCCTGTGATGATATACTTGGTATTGTTGCCGTGTCACTTGGAGTGACT